TGATTAAAAATTAAATATTTCAAATTATACTTATTACAGAAATAGTATTATTGGGAGATTTCTCTTTTCTCCTTCTCTAACAGAGAAATAACAGAAGAGGGAGAAATCTAAGAAAAATTCTAAATTCAATAAAAAAATATGATTAAAAATTAAATATTTCAAATTATACTTATTACAGAAATAGTATTATTGGGAGATTTCTCTTTTCTCCTTCTCTAACAGAGAAATAACAGAAGAGGGAGAAATCTAAGAAAAATTCTAAATTCGATAAAAAAATAAGATTAAAAATGAAATATTTCAAATTATAGTTATAACGAAAATAGATTATTGGGAGATTTCTCTTTTCTCCTTCTCTAACAGAGAAATAACAGAAGAGGGAGAAATCTAAGAAAAATTCTAAATTCGATAAAAAAATAAGATTAAAAATGAAATATTTCAAATTATAGTTATAACGAAAATAGTATTATTGGGGAATGTAATACTTCAAATTATACTTATTACGAAAATAGTATTATTGGGGAATTTCTCTTTTCTCTTTCTCTAACAGAGAAATAACAGAAGGTGGAGAAATCTCAGAAAAATTCTAAAATCAATAAAAAAATATGATTAAAAATTAAATATTCCAAATTATACTTATTACGAAAATAGTATTATTGGGGAATTTCTCTTTTCTCTTTCTCTAACAGAGAAATAACAGAAGGTGGAGAAATCTCAGAAAAATTCTAAAATCAATAAAAAAATATGATTAAAAATTAAATATTCCAAATTATACTTATTACGAAAATAGTATTATTGGAGAATTTCTCTTTTCTCTTTCTCTAACAGAGAAATAACAGAAGGTGGAGAAATCTCAGAAAAATTCTAAAATCAATAAAAAAATATGATTAAAAATTAAATATTCCAAATTATAATTATGTCGGTGTTATTTGATTATTATTGGTTGTTGATTTTTTGCCATTTCCAATATTATATTTTCTAATATGTCAATTTTGCCCGATAATGTATTTTCATCAGTTTATCTTTCACATTTTTGATTGTGGAACCATAAACCATAGTGACTTTTATATTTTTTATCGCATATTTTACATTGATGTTTAGTTTGAATATCTACTTGAACCTGATTTTTTATTAAAGTCACGACATTTTGATTCTTCTTGGTAAGTAAAATTATAGGAAACTTATCTTCTAAATCCAAAATTTCATTTTTTTTTACATAGACGCAGTGGAAACTATGGTGAAGGTTGAAGAAGTTGTTCCTTTATTGCGGTTATCTTTTATGTTGGATCAAAAGTTCAAAAATACACAGAATGGAATCGTTTTTACGGCACTTATCGCCACCGTTGGTTGAACGAACCTAGTATATGTTTCATGATCATATATAAATATATAAATATATAAATATATAAATATATAAATATATAAATAATAAATATATAAATAATAAATATATAAATATTTTTATATACTGTTTAAATAATGACAATTGAACTTAAAAAATTTGATATGAAATATATAACTTTTGACGAAAAGAGTTTGATGATAATAATCATAGGTGGAGAAGAAACGGTTAAAAGTTTCCTAGTACGTGATATTTTAAATCACTATCAAAATATACCTATTGGAACAGTAATTGCAAGTTCAAAAACAAAATTTAACTTTTATTCAAAGTTTATATCTAAGAAATTATTCTACGATGAATATAATCCCATTATAATTGAAAATATTTTCATCCGTCAAAGAATAATAATGAGCCGTGTAGAAGAAGAAATTCAAAATAAACAATCAACGACAGACCCAAGAACAATAGTTGTATTAGATAATTGTTTTTACGATGATTTTATGAGACACAAAGTAACGTGTAATCTCATTATGAATGGAAAAATTTGGAAAATTTCGAGCATCATAACAATGTCTCATCCATTACCGTTTCCACCTACTCTACAGACAAACATAGATTATGTTTTCGTTCTACGTGAAACAGTAAATGATAATAGAAAAATAATATATCAAAATTATGCTTTTTTTTTTGCATCTTTTGAAGAATTTAGTTCAGTGTTGGACAATTTTACAGAATATGAATGCTTAGTAATAAAAAAAAATTCGTTATCCAGAAAATTGGAAGATAATTTATTTTGGTATCGTGCAAAATATTTGGATAGTAATGATGAATTATATTAAAGAAATGATGTTATAACAGAGAAATATTTTTTTTAATGACAACAAAATTTAATTTGTTTATTATTGTTAATTATTTACTAAAAACAAATCTCATAATAAATTGTTACCAAGAAAAAACAAGGAAATCGTGACATTTTAATTATTCTTGGTAGAAAACCATATAGAAACAATTCCAATCAATGTGTATCAATCATGTCAACTATACCCTTAAATATTTTTCAAACATGGCACACAAAAAATGTACCACCAAAAATGAAAGAGTGTATCGAATCTTTAAAGGAAAATAATCCTGAATTCAAGCATTATCTTTTTGATGATAATGATTGTCGTGATTTTATAAAATCTAATTTTGGTCAAGATGTAGTAAACGCGTTTGACACCTTAGAGCCGGGTGCTTATAAGGCTGATTTATGGCGGTATTGCGTTTTATATAAATCAGGCGGTGTTTATTTAGATGTTAAATATAATACTTGCAATGGATTCAAATTGATAGATTTAGTCAATGAAGAGCATTTTTGTTTAGATAATGATAAGATATATGTTTATAATGCATTTATGATATGCAAACCCGAAAATGATATTCTATTGAAATGTATCCATAAAATTGTTGATAATGTTAGAAATCAATACTATGGTGCTAATTGTTTGGCAATTACCGGACCACAAATGATGTTGGAATTTTTTACAGAAGATGATAGAAAACGATTACGTAAAGTGTTTTTCACAGATGATAATGGAAATTTTTACATTAGTTATAATGAAAGACCCATTTTACTCGCCTATCCCGAATATAGAATGGAACAACGAATGTTTCAAATAAAACCCCATTATGGACAATATTGGAATGCAAGAAAAGTTTATAATGTTTAATGTCTATCCTCTAGATCATGAAGTGAAAAATCACTTCATGACTTTTAACGTTCATTATATCTGGCTCTTCTTTTCCCTTCAGGACCACGTGTGGTCTCATTGGGATAGAAGAACTTAAAACATTCGGTTGGAAGAAATTAAATTAGATAATTTCTTGACAACGAAATTAAATTTATATGAGTGCATTTTTGATATATTTATTTTATTCCTTGTAGACGACTTCATCTTCCAATATATTATACCCATAATCGTTCCAAAACCGCATGACGCGAGTGGGATGGAACACATTTTTCATCAAGTCTTCCCGCAAGACATCCATACGGGTCTTGAGGAAGGCTAAATCCAATTCGAAGATGTTCGGATTAGAGGATAACCAACGCCCATCTATCTTATCTAGATTCTTTTCCAATAAATGTATGGCGTTCGGATTTCTGGATAACCGATGCCAATATACCTTATCCAGATTCTTCTCCAATAAAGGTATGGCGTTCGGATTCATGGATAATGAAAACCAATCTATTTTATCCATATTTTTCTCCAATAAATGTATGGCATTCGGATTATGGGATAATCCATGCCAATCTACCTTATCCCAATTCTTCTCCAATAAATGTATGGCATTCAGATTTCTGGATAATCCATACCAACATACTTTATCTAGATTTTTCTCCAATAAATGTATGGCATTCGGATTTGTGGATAACCAAGTCCAATTTATCTTATCTGGATTCTTCTCCAATAAATGTATGGCGTTTGGATTTACGGATAATAAACACCAATCCACCTTATCCAGATTTTTCTGCAATAAATGTATGGCGTTCGGATTTTGAGATAATCCATGCCAATCTATCTTATCCAGATTCTTCTCCAATAAATGTATGGCGTTCGGATTCACGGATAATCCATACCAAGATAATTCATTGATATCTATCCAGTCCAGTAATTTATATAAACCCATTTTGATATAGTTGTGATTATTTATTCATATTGATAATAAAAATGTAATAATATGAATCAATTTTATATTCACAATATGCTATTCCTTGTAGACGACTTCATCTTCCAATATATTATACCCATAATCGTTCCAAAACCGCATGACGCGAGTGGGATGGAACACATTTTTCATCAAGTCTTCCCGCAAGACATCCATACGGGTTTTGAGGAAGGCTAAATCCAATTCGAAGATGTTCGGATTATAGGATAACCAACGCCAATCTATCTTATCTAGATTCTTTTCCAATAAATGTATGGCGTTCGGATTTCTGGATAACCGATGCCAATATACCTTATCCAGATTTTTCTCCAAAATAGGTATGGCGTTCGGATTTATGGATAATGCAAACCAATCAACTTTATCCAGATTCTTCTCCAATAAATGTATGGCATTCGGATTTTGGGATAATCCATGCCAATCTACCTTATCCCAATTCTTCTCCAATAAATGTATGGCATTCAGATTTCTGGATAATCCATACCAACATACTTTATCTAGATTTTTCTCCAATAAATGTATGGCATTCGGATTTGTGGATAACCAAGTCCAATTTATCTTATCTGGATTCTTCTCCAATAAATGTATGGCGTTTGGATTTACGGATAATAAACACCAATCCACCTTATCCAGATTTTTCTGCAATAAATGTATGGCGTTCGGATTTTGAGATAATCCATGCCAATCTATCTTATCCAGATTCTTCTCCAATAAATGTATGGCGTTCGGATTCACGGATAATCCATACCAAGATAATTCATTGATATCTATCCAGTCCAGTAATTTATATAAACCCATTTTGATATAGTTGTGATTATTTATTCATATTGATAATAAAAATGTAATAATATGAATCAATTTTATATTCACAATACATTATTCCTCGTCACTACAAACGACTTGTTCTTCCCGAATGTTCTAGTAGAGTTTATGATAAGAATTGAATCAATGATCCAATATCTCTTGGTTTATCATTTGGATATTCAATATAAGAACCAGATACAATTTTACCCAAAGATGGAAATCCGTCCGGTTTTTTTATATCGACATTATATTTTTCTTTAATTTCTTTAAATTGTTCTTCCATCGTTTCTGAATCAACTGAAATAAAATTTATCGAATCCAGTTTAGTTTTCATATCTTCTATAATTGGTTTTAAAATCTTACAATAATGACACCATTCTGCTGTTATATAAACAAAAGATATTTTACTTTCACTACCTCCTCCTCCTCTTTTTATTTTTATGATCCTTTTAGATTTCTTGGTTCGCTTTCTATTAGTATTATTTTTATTTTTATTTTTGTTTCTGTTCTCATTAGTTTTTCGTTTTTTATTAACAGATTTTCTTCGATATTTCACCATCTATATATATTCTACCGAGAAAATGTGTACAGTTATTATATATGAGAATGATAATTATAGTTTGTTTTATAATTATTTTTATAATGGGTTTTATAGTATTACTAAATAACGAATTTTATGATATGATTTCACCATTAATATCTTCGTGTCCGAATTTATTAGTAAGAAATGGAAATAAATTATCACTATTAAATACAAATATAACGGATAGTGTTATCACATTCGAGACTTTAGAAGATTACAAGAATTATGTAGAAAGACAAAAAGTACAGGGGATATATTGTCCTGTTTTATATATTCAAAAAGAAAATAATGCACAAGGAAACGATATTTATAAAATGTATTCTGATCCGTGTATAAGAGAAACGGGATTCATGACAATACCATTATCAAATATCGAATCAATGGAAGGTGTTTTAGATGCATCAAAAGCAAACCCTCCTTTTAATGCTAATAGTTACCCCGGTTTTGATCCTCATGGATTAAATGTCGGTCAAGTAACAGCTTTAGATAAGGTCCATGATTCTACAAAATTGGAAAAAGAAAGCGATAATGCCATGGATAATAACTGGTCAGGGAATTAGTTAGACGAACTGCTACATTTTACGAATAACTGTTTTTTTTATCTTACCACCTTTGCTTTTATTTTTACCACCTTTGTTTTTTGTTTTTTTTTTACCACCTTTGTTTTTACTACCTTTGTTTTTACCACCTTTGTTTTTTCTTGTTTTATTTTTATTTGTTACATCAACAAATTTTTGAAATCTCGCTTTAACCGTAGGTAACCCTTGACTGTTTATATTTATATTATTGTGTAATTGATTAAAAATACGATCATCATCAATTAATGTAGGTTTATATTTTTCAACATCAAATGCCATTGGAATATTACTGACATTTTCATTTTTCTTTACATATCTTGAATTATTAGTTGTATGTATCAATTCTTTTGCGCCGTCATGATATTTATTTCCTAGAATATTCGTTACATCATCATCATCAATCTCGGGATATGCAGTAAAAGCGGGTTTTATTCTAATTAATTTAGTTTGTATTGGGACTTCTTTTGCTATGTTTAAGTTTTTATTAGCTTGTAATCTTATTAATTTTTTTACGACTATTAAGTAATTAAACTTTAAAAGAAATTCAAAAAGATTATCTTCATAAATTGTATATACAATATTAATTCGTATACCTTTTTCATCATTCTTACCATATTTTCCAGGTTGTGTTATTTCTAGATTGATATAATCACATACTGTTAGTCCTAAATCAGGTTCGATTTCATTTTCTGGAGAATACCAATTTTTCCGTTCTCTAATCATACCCGAATCTTCAATAATAGGAATATAAACTTGATTATTTTTTATTGAATTCATTATTGCTATAAAAAATTTAGGATATGATTTATTGAAATTATATTCAAATAATTCGTATCTATGACGAACTTCTCCTTCAGTTATTGTATCACGTCCTTTTACGTTATCTTTTACGTCTAAAGTAACAGTAATTAATTTCATTTCAGGGTTCATCAATTTTATTTCACTTGGAACATTACTCTGGTGAAATATCTTATGTAAACGTATATCTTCACTTGGATATATAGTTGGTTTGTTAAGTTGAACATGAATCTTTTGAGGATTTAACACTTCTTGGAGAAGATTTTGGATCTTGATGCAATATGAATTGTAGTTCTGAACATTTGGTGAAATATGATTATATTCGTTCATAATATATATATATTATATATTATGACTAAATTAGTCTTCTCTCTCGATTGCAAACGTGTTAAATTACTGCATCGGATAGATTCTCGGATACCCAGGGGGGGGAGAGAAGAGCTTGACCAATTTTTATTTTCCCTCATCACATTATATTTTAAATAATTGCAATTTTTTACTGTAAAAAAAATTTATATTTTTATTACGGAGATAAGTAATTCTGTATATTTTTCAAGGCAGTCGAGTTTATTTTTCTTTCCTTGTCTTTCAATATATAAGTCATATTATTCAAACAATCCGGATTTTCTTTAAAGGCATCCAATAATTTACCCAAAGAATTATACTTTTTAACAATATTTTCACTTATAACTGAACTGACACCAGGTATTTGACATAATATGATTTCAGTAATATTCTCAGGAGTAACATTTTCTTTCTTTACTTTTTTTACAACAGATGTATAGGATGGTATATTTGTAGTAATATCATTCCACATTTTGATATTTTTAGATTCGTTGGTTTCCATTTTTTCAGCCATATACATGATTAAATCAGCGGTTTCTTGACAACTGGATGTTCTCAATACACTAAATCCTTTATAGAAATTCAAGGATGTTATAGCTGAATAAATAATTTTCTTATCTTTATCCGATTGTATAGTTGACATCATACCTTCAATAATATATATTATATTATGAGTACAAATACCACTTGTATGAATTAATCGATGACTTTGTTCTTTATAACGTCCATCTTTTATACTTGATAATAAATCTTGTAATGATTTACGTTCAATAATACACATTTCTTTATCATCATTTGATTTTATAACAATATCACCGATGAGCAAAACATTTTTTTCAATGGTATTTTTTTCAGTCGTTTTCATCGCAACACATCTATCGTATAGATTATTTTCACGAACATCAATAATAATTTTCATGATTTACTTGTATTATCATCTTATGTTTATATTATTTTTTTATATAGTTATTCATAAAAGTGAATTGAACTTGAACTTGAACTTGAAATCAATATTTATATGTAATCACTATTGATATGAATCAAATTATTTAATTTATCATCAATTGGATACTCATTCGGTAATGGAATGAAAGAGGGTGTTTTCTTGATAAAATCATCTAAATTTGTAACGTTATTCATTAATAAGATATTATGTTTACTGTTCAAACACGATATACAATTATTTGATTCAACAAAGTAAGGGGAATTATCGTCCATAATGAGTTGGGTAATAATATGTTTATTATTGTCAAACTTCATCGACTTAAGTATAGTTATCATACTATCTTTATGGTGAAAATAATCATAATTACAACTTTTATATTCAATAGTTGTATCTCCTTTCATAACTATTCTATAATAACCATTTTCTCTTTTTGATTTGAAATATTTACCGTTAATATTAGAATCTGTATGAAAATGATGTTTAGAACCTTTCTCCCAAAAATCATTAAAACTTTGATTTGGGTCATAGGCAGGATTACTTGAACGGTCTATAATATAAAAATATGACGGCATGATTAAATTTAGAAATGAAAACATTTTACTAATATTTTATTGAATAATTATGAAGTACTTTCTATATTAATAATTCTGATTCAATTTTTTACGATATATCGAGACTATATTAATAAGTTGTCAAAATAGATACTATTACAATTCCCGACCCACCCGTGGTAAAACTATCATAATGGTCTCCACCTGCACCCCCACCACCTGTATTGGCACCACCATTACCTCCCAAACCACCGCCATTAAATCCAGTAGCATTACCACCGGGGTTTAATGCAGACCCACCACCAATACCACCAATGGTAGGATGACCCGTAGCACCACCACCACCACCTAATCCACCATTAGATGATATGAAATTAGTAGAACCTGCTCCTCCCCCCCCCCAATAATATGGACCATATGTAGATGTAGATATACCATCTAAAGTACATTTTTTACCAATGCCTCCAAATGCAGTACTATCTGTAGTTAAAGAACCGCCAGCTCCACCAGCTCCACCCCCTCCACCAGAACTTGTTCCATTTCCATTTCCGCCATTAAATCCTTGACCAGGGGTACCTGTTCCACTAGAGATATTACCTCCAGTTGCAAAACCAGCACCTCCCCCCCCTGACCCTCCATTTGATCCTATCATGGTTCCACCAATTGTCTTATTTAATGAGCCTCCCGCTCCTCCACCTAACGATGTTATATTATTTATGGTGTTTGTAGAGAATTGAAGGGTTGTATTAGAACCATTTTGAAAACTACTAGAACCAAGTCCAACTGTTATGCCAATTGTATCCGATGAATTTAATGTAAATGCATTTTGAAGAAACCCTCCCCCTCCGCCACCTGCACCGAGACCATTATTATACCCTGCTCCACCACCAGCAACACTTAAAATATTTAATTTTGGTTTTGATTTAACGTTACTGAAAATCATTGAGCCACTGTTAGTAAAAATATATAATGTATATAAACCATTGATAATAATTGAAGGGTTCCCTGTGTATGTAATTGTAGCAGGACCTAAAGAAATTTTTGACCTACTAGAACTGTGAAATGAGTTTAATGTAGAGAACATAACAATATATATATATATATATATATATATTGCTAAATAGTGAAAACGCAAACTTAACCTCTGCAACATGTATAAACCTTAGATGCAACAATAAATAACTTCGTCATTTATTGGAATCTGCATCTAGGTATTAGACATTAATGTCTATCCTCCAGATGATCACGTATTTTCATTAATTATTTTTTACCAAGAAGATTTATTTATATAAAATAATATAAAAACAATTGAAATAATAACGTAATATAAGAATAATGTCAAAATGGGATTATCAAACGTATTATCCATCTAAAGAAGCAAGTATAAAAAGTAACCGTCATATCATAACTATTCCGATCAAAAAGAACGAAAAATTAGATAATATCATATCTAAGTTTGACGGTACAATAGCAATAACAAAAAAAGAAGACACTGATTATTATGGTACTATTAAATCCTCTTATTTAGTTACTTTTATATTTGATGAAAAATATATAGAAAGTTGTCCTAAAAAATATTTTGCATCTGTCAATTATTTTCCCATGTGCAATTGTTGTGTTTTAGATGACGAAATCGAAGTAGAATCATTAGATAATGTTTTATTGCCTTGTAGAACAGAACTTATCGATGCTTTTACAAAATATTATGTCACTATACCAGACTTTACATGTTATTTTAGTAGTTCAAGTGAAACAATTAAGCCTTATTCAATATATATCGATTGATTTTTTATGGTTTTTGGTAAATCATAATTTATAATATCTTTAGTATAAAACATTAATGTCTATCCTCCAGACGATGAACGTTAAAAATCACTACCTTATCATTGGAGATAGACACAGAGGTTTTCAAATCTCGTTGGTGCTCCGGGCACCGAATGGGATATGAAAGCTTAATGCATACGGATACCATGATTAAATCCAACGGGTAAATTTTGACTTGATGTCATTTTAAACTGCATGTTAATTGCTTTTAAATTGCCATAATTAGATCTTTGTTTCTCAGCACTATGTGACCAATTTGTAACTCCTGTTAATGGAACTAATCCTGATTTTTTAGATCCTCCACCTTGATTTTGATTGATGATACTTGACATACTTGATGTCTTTTTTGTTGTGCTTAAAACCATTATATATATAAGTACTTATATATTATAAAAAAGGATATAAACAATTAATATTATATATTGTATAATACTAATTCAATTGAATTGAATTATCATTATGTCAATGAATTTAAAAAATCGGAAATTTACGAATAGTTGTGAAGATGATATATATATTGAAAAAGGATTAAATGGATTAGATACTTATTTTTATGATCCATATAATTCGCTAAATAAAGAGATTACTCCCGAAGATGTGAAAATTATATTGAAAACGTACGGTATTAATATACCAATCAATAATTTTAATTTATATCGACGTGCATTTGCACATAGATCATATATTAGGATTCCTTTTAATGAAAATTTACATAAAAATGTCATTTTTGTACCTAAACCAAATGATTGTCTTCCATTATATACAAAATCAAACGAACGTTTGGAATTTATTGGTGATGGTATTTTAGAATGTATTACAAAATACTATCTTTATCGTAGATTTCCAAAGGAAAATGAAGGTTTTATGACTGAAAAAAAAATAGCTTTAGTAAAAAATGAATCTATTGGAAGAATAGCTTATGAAATGGGTTTACATAAATGGATCATATTATCAAAACAATCAGAAGAGAAACAAACAAGGACAAATTTAAAAAAATTAGGATGTTTATTTGAATCATTTATTGGAGCATTATTTCTTGATTTTAATAAAATGACAATTGAAGATGAAGATGGAATGTTTGGAAATTTGTTTGTTACTGGTCCAGGATTTCAAATGGTTCAAATATTTATTGAAACTATTTTTGAAAAACATGTTGATTGGATTGAATTGATTCGTAATGATGATAACTATAAAAACATTCTACAAGTAAAAATACAAAAAGAATTTAAAGTAACACCTCACTATATGGAAATAGGTCAATATAATGTAGTTAATGGTTACCATATGGGAGTATATTTATGTTTAGGACAACCTATTTATAATGCGAATCATATCAATTCTATTCCAATTTCGAATTTTAATAATTTTAATGAAATTCATGAATATATGTCAATTCATGGAAAAATACTTGTTTTTCTTGGGGAAGGAAGACATAAAATTAAAAAGAAGGCTGAACAAATGGCGTCAATGGCTAATCTTTCATCTTATGAATTTTAATGTCTAATGATGAACGTTATATAGACTTATATAGGATTTCGTGTCTATCCTCCAGTTGATGAACGTGAAAAATCATGAATTGATCATAGACATCTGGCTTTTCTTTTCCCTTCGGGACCACACGTGGTCCCATTGGGAGAGTAAAGCTTAAAAGATTATAACACGACTGGTTTAGGAGAGGTATATTAGGGAATTCTTAACATTTTTTATATATCTTTATTGTTATATATGGAACAAAAACAAGATGAGTTTATGCAATTCTTGATAAAAAGTAAAGTCATGGATGTAAAACAAAAATATGGATTTGGGATTAATTCAAACCAAAATCATGAGACTAAAAAAGATAATGTGGAAGATTTTGATAGACAAATATTTCTAGATCAATTATTTCGTGGTAAATCAAGACCTGTAGTATTAAAAAAGGCTAAATCCATAAGTGATACGAAAGACATAAATGATATAGATAATGCTAATATGAAGGATGATTCTAAGATAAAAGATGATACTAAAGCTATAGATGATGCTAAAGATATGGATGATGCTAAAGATATGGATGATGCAAATATGAAGGATAATGCTAAAGATATAGATGATGTAAATAATAAAATCGAAAAAATAAAAATAAAAAAGTTGAAAACTACAGTAGCAAACCCGACATTAAACCCAATAAAAAATGATAAAAATGATAACAATTTACAAATTGGTAAAAAGGTTATCATAAAGAGAAAACCAATACTAATAAAGACGAATAATTTGTATATGAATAACCGAAAAAATTTTATTTCAAATGTAAATGAATTATTGAAAAAATATGTCAATGAATTAGGTGATGATAGCAAAGGAATTTCTTGTAAAAGTCTTTCTGAAGGAAGAAAAACTGGTGATTTTAAGTTATTGACTCATCAAAAGATTGTTCTTGATTATCTCAATATAGATACACCCTATCGTGGATTATTATTGTTTCATGGATTAGGGTCAGGAAAAACATGTACTGCTATTGCTATAGCAGAAGGAATGAAAACAAAAAGACATATCATAGTCATGACTCCCGCTTCATTACAAGTTAATTTTATAAGTGAATTACAAAAATGTGGCGATAAATTATATAAACAATTACAGTATTGGGAATTCAAAAAATTGGAAAATAATAATTTTGACATCTTTTCGTCCTTGTTACTTTCAGATGATTTCATTTTAAAAATGAAGGGAGTATGGATTGGAGATGCAACAAAGGCGTCAAATTATCACACCCTTACAGATAAAGATCGAAAACAAATAAATAAACAGATAGATATGATGATACAGGAAAAATATACAAATTTAAACTATAACGGTGGAATAAATGCCAAAAAAATGAAAGAAATTACAATGGATTATACAATTAATCCCTTTGATAACAAAGTTATCATTATAGATGAGGCACATAATTTTGTAGGCAGAATAGTCAATAAATTACCAAAAACATCTATTATCAATATTAAAAAAAAAACGGAAAGAAAAGAATCCATCAGTGAAAAATTATATTATTATTTAATGCGAGCAGTTAATGTGAGAATTGTTCTTTTAACTGGAACTCCAATAATTAATTATCCGATAGAGATTGGTGTATTATTCAATATTCTTAGGGGATTTACAAAAACATGGACATTGGATCTAAATATTGATACAACAAAAAAAATAAATAAAGAATCAATATTAGATATGTTTCATAAAGACAATTTCAATTCATTCGATTATGTCTCATATAGTGGGAATAAATTGACAATAACACGTAATCCATCAGGATTTATAAATCAACAAAGAATTAATAATAATAACAATAATTTCAATAAAAAAAAAGGTGGAACAAAACGTCATAAAACATCGCTATATACAACAAAGAAAAAACGACCAATATTAGATGATATTCCGTATATTTTATTACCACATATGCAATATACAAGTGATATTATGGTCCGTGATTTTGGGGGGGGTGGTGTCAATGATACTTATAATGGAGTTCAATTTGATGAAAATAATTTGTCTCATATGAATGATTCTCTTTTTATCAATAGAATTGATAATATCTTGAAAAAAAACGATATAACAATTGAATCTGAAAAAATAACTGATCATAAGTGCTTACCGGATGACGATTCATTTGGAAAATATTTTATTGATCATGATAAAGGAATAATGAAAAATGAAGATCTTTTTAAACGTCGTATTCTTGGATTATCGTCTTATTTTAGAAGTGCTCAAGAAAATTTATTGCCTAAATATGAATTGAATAAAGATAATGGTATTTATCACATTGAAAACTGTATTATGAGCGAACATCAATTAGGTTATTATGCAAGGGAAAGAAAACAAGAGGACGATAGTGATAAAAATAAAAGAAAAATGAAAGCCATCAATTCGGAGGAAGAAAGTGCTTCAACCTATCGTATACGTTCGAGAATGGTTTGCAATTTTACCTATCCAGAAGAAATTCCACGTCCACGTTCAAATCAAAAGATTCAAAATGAAGAAGATAGTGATATAGATGAATTAAATGAAGAATTCATGGAAATGAAATTATTGAATGAATTTGATGATGACAAAGAAGATGACGATGATGATGACCAAAATGAAGACCACGAGGAAGGTGTTCTTCGTCGAAAACTGAAGAGAGAAAATAAAACCGGTAAAGGTTCAGAGTATCAAGATGCAATTATTGATTCATTGAAAAAACTAAAAGATTCGGACTATTTATCCAAAGAAAATTTATTGATGTATAGTCCGAAATTTGCAAGAGTTCTTGATAATGTTCAAAACGAATCACATAAAGGTCTTCATTTATTGTATAGTAATTTTAGAACAGTTGAAGGTGTAGGGATATTAAAATTAGTTCTTCAAAATAATGGTTTTAGTGAATTCAAAATAAAAAAAGTCGGTAAGTCCTGGGAAATAATCGAAAACGAAGACGATAAAGGAAAACCAAAATTTGTATTATATACAGGAACAGAAAATAGTGAAGAGAAAGAAATAATTCGTAATATATATAATAGTAATTGGATTGACCCCTTTGTTCCTCAATCAATTATAAACAAATTACAGAAAATAGACCCGATTAACAAGAATTTATATGGTTCAGTGATAAAACTAATCATGATTACCGCAAGTGGGGCTGAAGGAATTAATCTAAAGAATACAAGATATGTTCATCTGGTTGAACCATATTGGCATATGGTACGATTTCAACAGGTTGTTGGTCGTGCAAGACGAATTTGTAGTCATGAAGATTTACCTGTAGAATTACACACTATAAAAGTCTTTGTTTATTTATCTGTCTTGAGTGAAACACAAAAAACCAATAAGAGTTATTTGGATTTATTGCGTATTGATAAAAGCAGGTATTCTGAGAATAAAACAGTAACGACGGATGAATATTTATTTGAGAGTGCCGAGAAGAAGGATAATATCAATCAAACTATTCTGAATGCAGTAAAAAGTTCGGCGATTGATTGCAAATTGTTTAACAAAGGAAGTGAAAATTATTTATGTTATAATATTCAAGGCGTGAATAATGATTTTTTGACTTTACCCGATATAGCAATGGATGAAAAATATTCAGATAGTGGTAACAATGGTAATTATCGTGAAATCATACAAATGCAATTAACAAAAATTACGGTGAAAGGAGTGGATTATTATATGAATGAAGCCACTAAAGACTTTTATAGTGTTGATGATTACAAACGTGGAATTGCGATCAATGATTTTACAAACATCTTACCTCTTGGTAAACTTGTAAAAAAAAAAGAGGAAGATGGTTTTGAGATGGAATTTTATAAACAATGAAATATATTTAATAAACAAAATCTTCGTCAATATTGCATCGAATTAATGTAAAACCTTCCCTCAAATAAATGAGGAAACCTCTTTCTCTCATATAGGTAAAATTTATATTTTTATAGGTCATATAGTTACTCGACCTCATTACTACTCATCTTCCTACATTACTTGATCTTCCAGAATGTCATACCCATAATCCTCGTAAAATCGCATGACGCGGGTAGGATGGAATAATTTCTTCATCAAGTCCTCCCGTAAGATATCCATACGAGTCTTGATGAAGACGAGATCCAATTCGAATATGTTCGGATTTTGGGATAATAAAGACCAATATACCTTATCCAGATTTTTCTCCAATAAATGTATGGCATTCGGATTCACGGATAATCCACACCAATCTACTTTATCCATATTATTCTCCAATAAATGTATGGCGTTCGGATTTTCGGATAATGTACACCAAGATACTTTATCTAGATTCTTCTCCAGTAAATGTATGGCGTTCGGATTCACGGATAATCTATACCAATCAACTTTATCCAGATTTTTCTCCAATAAATGTATGGCATTCGGATTTCTGGATAATCCATACCAATCAACTTTATCCAGATTCTTCTCCAATAAAGGTATGGCGTTCGGATTCATGGATAATGCAAACCAAATTACTTTATCCAGATTCTTCTCCAATAAATGTATGGCATTCGGATTTTGGGATAATCCATACCAGTGTATCTTATCTATATTCTTCTCCAACATATATATGGCGTTCGGATTTTGGGATAACCAAAACCAATCAATTTTATCCAGATTCTTCTCCAATAAAGGTATTGCGTTCGGATTAAAGGATAACCAAAACCAATCAACTTTATCCAGATTTTTCTCCAGTATATGTATGGCGTTCAAATTACCAGATAATTCATCCCAATCAATCTTATCCTGATTCTTCTCGAATAAATGTATGGCATTCGGATTTTCGGATAAATAAGCCCAATCTACTTTATCCATATTCTTCTTCAATAAATGTATGGCGTTCGGATTAGAGGATAGCGTTCTCCAGTTCAATTTATCAATATCTACCCAGTCCCGTAATTTATATAGGCACATTCTTGGTATATTTGAGATTATTTCTTTATATTTATAATAAAAAAATAATAAAATAAATCAATTTTATCACTCGATGGAATGTGTATTCATATCAATTAGGATGGATATATTGACATATTATTTTGACTGCATATATATTGGTTATGAATATCTACCGTTACTATTTAAAAGTTCATTCATTATTTAAATTGTGTTAGTATTTTTATATGTCATATAGTTACTCGACCTCATTACTACTCATCTTCCTACATTACTTGATCTTCCAGAATGTCATACCCATAATCCTCGTAAAATCGCATGACGCGGGTAGGATGGAATAATTTCTTCATCAAGTCCTCCCGTAAGATATCCATACGAGTCTTGATGAAGACGAGATCCAATTCGAATATATTCGGATTATTGGACAACAATTCCCAATCAACTTTATCCAGATTTTTCTCCAATAAATGTATGGCATTTCGATTTTTGGATAACCAAGTCCAATCAATTTTATCCCGATTCTTCTCCAGTAAATGTATGGCGTCCGGATTAAAGGATAACCATTTCCAATCTACCTTATCTATATTCTTCTCCAGTAAATGTATGGCGTTCGGATTTTCGGATAATGCAAACCAATGAACTTTATCCAGATTCTTCTCCAATAAATGTATGGCATTCGGATTTCTGGATAATCCATACCAATCAACTTTATCCAGATTCTTCTCCAATAAAGGTATGGCGTTCGGATTCATGGATAATGAAAACCAATCAACTTTATCCAGATTCTTCTCCAATATATGTATGGCGTTTTGATTTCTGGATAATCCACACCAATCAACTTTATCCAGATTTTTCTCCAGTATATGTATGGCGTTCAGATTACCAGATAATTCATCCCAATCAATCTTATCCTGATTCTTCTCGAATAAATGTATGGCATTCGGATTTTCGCTTAAATAAGCCCAATCTACTTTATCCAGATTCTTCTCCAATAAATGTATGGCGTTCAGATTTTCGGATAAATAAGCCCAAGATACCTTATCCAGATTCGTCTTCAACAAATGTATGGCGTTCGGATTTTGAGATAACCGATTCCAATCAATCTTATCCAGATTCTTCTCCAATAGATGTATGGCATTCGGATTTTTGGATAAATAATACCAATCTATCTTATCAATATCTACCCAGTCCCGTAATTTATGTAGGCACATTCTTGGTATATTTGAGATTATTTCTTTATATTTATAGTAAGAAAACAATAAAATAAATCAATTTTTTGAATAAAACTCCTATGAGATTTTATTCAAAATTTATTAAAACTTGTATCGTTTAAAAATTTCTAATGCTACTAACCCACCAAATACTTGAGATAAACAATAAGGTATTACCTCACTTTTGGGAATTCTTCCAAAACACGACAACACAATAACAACTGCCGGATTAATAAATCCTCCTGAAATACGTGAAGTCAATAATAACACAATTGCTAGAGTAGCGCTAATTGCTAAAGGATGACCAGTTGCCAAAATAACATAAACAAACAGCAACGTTCCAATGAATTCAACTAAATACTTTTGAAACATTATTCAATATATATACGGTAATATTTTTATTATAATATATAGATTTATATCATAGCAAATGTGTGAAACAACTATAGGAATTGAAAACATTTCAATCTTCAATACTATTTTAAAAAACAACAAGGGTTTACAAATTATAAAATTCGGTGCCACCTGGTGTAAACCATGTCAGAATATAGGAGAACTTGTCCAACGTAGATTCAGTGAAATGAATAAATTGAATTATGTGAATACACATACCGTGGACATTGACGATAATCCTGAAATCTATAATTATCTCAGAAAGAAGAAGATGTTTATTGGAATACCTGCCATATTAATGTATAAAAAAGGAAATTTTTCACATGTTTGTGATGAATCTGTCAATAGTTCAAATTTGTCACAAATAGACCATTTTTTTGAAAGATGTATTGAGCAAAGAAATAATCTATAAATTTAGGAACATCTTTATTTTTCTTATACTTATATAATAACAATGAGTATTCTACTATCCTATGCATCATGTAATACAGATACTTTGATACTTTTTTGTATTATATTACCCTTTATGATTATTGCGATAATGATTATGAAATTATTTGTAGATGGTGAAATTTATAAAGATAGACATGGTTGTTGGCCCATATCCTTTTACTTTGGTGAGACACATGGATGTAGACGATTGTTATACAAAAATATTAATACGACTATAAAGAAGAACAAAAACAAGAACAAAGAATCATTTGAAATTCAGAATACAAATACAAACAATTGCTATTATTATTATTATCATCCTTATTTATATTTAAAGGAATTTATTTCTGACATACTACTCAGAATAAGGACGGCAAATAAAATGGTTTCAACTATGTCTAATCAATTTATTCAAATGAATGAATCTATATCGAATTCAATATTGTCTATTTTTCAAGAAAAAATATCATTATCATTTACATGAATATCTTTTTTTCATTATATATTATATAATATACAAAATGAAAAAAGTTTATAAAATCATATTAATCGTTATATTGGTTATTTTTCTTTTTTCTTTATCTCATTGCGTTCCAGTCATTGTTCATACTACCAATGAGGGATTCAAAAAAATGGTCGAACATCATTCAAGTCAAAATACATGTCAAAAAGTAGATGGATTTGATGGTATTTTATGTTCTCCTGATTATAATGGTAACCCATGTGATATTTATTCAACTAGTGAAGGTTCTTTATCAAATAAGTCTTATGGATATACTAATTCTCGTGGGTTTTTAGATATGAATCGGGAACAGTTGCGTTTATTAACGACTCGTGGTGGAAATGCGGCGAATTGAATGTCAGTAATTATTCAATAATGTGACATTTGATACAATACTGGATCATTTGAGAACGGTCGGGATCAATATCAATCAAATCTGTTACAAATTCATGAATACATTTGGGGTTACATTTAGGAATTTCCTTTTCAATCTCTCCTTTTTCATCCATTTAGATATATAGGACTATTGTTTCTATATCCTTATTTTCATCTATTATATGAGTAAATTAATCTCCATCGATCCTCGATTTTTCGGTCAATTTCTGTCAATTTATTGTCTATCTCTCTTAAAGGTTGTGTCATACAAGATTCGAAACATGAACCACTTCCAAATGCAATTAAATATGATAAAAAAGTTCCCGTAAATCCTGCAATTATAAATTCAAACATTTTATTATTATCATATAATGAAACGAATTCTTTATATGATATTCATCTATTATATGGTTTAATTTTTGTTGTTTTTTCCGACATTAATCGATTTATTTCTTTGGTTGAATCATCTATTTTATCGGATATTTTGCTCAATTTATTATCTAAATTATTTTCTATAGCTATCAATTTATCATCAAACGATTGCGTAGAAAGTGCACGACAAAATGCACCACCTTCAAATACAATGAAATATGATAAATAAGTACCGGTAAATCCTGCAATTATAAATTCAAACATTATATAAATATAGAATGAACTCTATATATTCATTTAACACATATGTTAATGTATTAATTTGTCTCACGATAATCATAATTATCCAATATTAAATCTCCCATAATTATGATTCCAGTGAGACAAATTGAGCTTATTCGTCGATATCATTTTTAATTCTGATATTATTAATATATACGCTCATGAAATTAATAATATCTATGTAGAACCTCAATGTTCTTTACCTCGACGTCTTCGATTACGTTTTTTCGATGTATTTGACTTTATAAGTCGTTTTTTATTTGTATTATATTTCAATGACCTTGTGCGCTTTTGAGAATTCACTCTTTTCCCTCCGAAATACAATGTATCACGACCGAACACAAGATTATTTTTATTTGCATTTAGTTCTATGTCTGCAATAACTCGTTTTCCAAGAAGTCCAGCTTCGCTGTATTTACGTGTGGCAAATTCTACAAAATTCGCTTTACGCAAATCGCCTGACAGATTTTTCAATTCATCGTTCCATTCTTCCTCCGAATTTCCCGATTTATTTGTCCATTCTTGAATCACTTCATTCATGCTCAGAAGAGAGCCCCCGAATATCTTTTTTAGTTTAACAAATTCTTCATTGGAGGCACACGCATCAGCTTCGCCCAAACATATCGTCAAAACGGTGCTCCCGACCAATGTACAGAAACGTTCAAGTATTCCACCGACGCAGCTTAATGCATTTGCACCAGATACATTGTATGCGTGGGCGTTATCATCTATGAATGTGTTAACATATAACTCTTTGAATGCCTTATTTTGCTTCACAACAAACTCCATCGTTTTACCAATCATATTTCTGTTCGTTTTATGATTTGGATTTGTTTCCCTGAGAAGATGACACGTATATAATTTATTAATTATGCTGATTAATTCATCTCGTTTGACTTGTTGTAAATTTTCGGGAATATTTTCTGTAATCATAGTATTAAAATCAGATAATATACGAACTTTAAAATCAACTTCATTTACGTTTGAATAATCGGTGGTTATTCCAATTGCATCGATATACTCATCCAAATCTACTTTTGATGCTGCTTTGTGAATCTCAAGGGCTATTTCTACATTCTCAGTATTTGCACCACGTTCTATCATACGATCATGAAACCATGTATTGGTTGTTCTATCATCGTTAAACCTATGCCATGATATACCTACTCCATGTCGAAGATCGTCTAACCACATCCCTTCATATATTTCACCATGTACATAAATCATTTTTCCCATACCAGATTTCTTGTCATTCAGCCAATCTCCTTCATAGATATCTGACCTCGTATCATCTTCATAAAGAGCATAAATCATGTGTCCTTTTCCCGATCGCTTGGAATTAACAATTGCGCCTCTATATATATCACCTGAGATATATGTTATATTTTCGTCAAGACCGTTTAAGGGTGTCAATACATCATTTACCCAAAAATGATTTTCTTTCACACGATTTCGATCTATGATGGTTCCCATACCCTCCTTTTTACCATTGACAAACTTCACAATGTATATTTTTCCGTCCCCGTCTACAAGTTCTCCTACACCTGACATTTTATCATTTTCAAAAGTTCCTCTATATATTGTATCTTCAACAAAATCTTTATACAATCCATCATATATTTTATCTGAAACCCATTTACCCGTGAAACTATATTTTTCAGGTACAGTGTACGTTCCAGAAGTTCTTTTTTCTTCTTTCCAAGAACCTTCATATATCGAACCATCCGAGTATTTCATCTCACCCTTTCCGTGTCTTTTTCCAGGGTTTAAGAAAAAGGTTTCTCCCGTGTAAGAACCAACATCATTCGGTGGATTATTGATTGACAATGTTGTGATTTTTCCTCCGCTAAATATTCTTCGAGATTTATTGCGATGTTTAACTGACTTAACAAACCTCCTCGAAAGTATCGACCGTTTCACCATTGGTGATACTATATATGAATATTATAATTATATTTATTTTATTCTCTGTATCGTTTAGTTATATCATTATTCAAAATGCGATATAACTAAATAACACCATGATAATATCTGTTTTGATTATAACTCGCACAACTCGAACTAATAAATATAGAATCTTTTATAATAAAAACTAAATATCATTAATTATAATAAATCGGTAATTTGAGAATATAATGCGAAATATAAATTGTATTATAGAAAAAAATGATATAATTAAAAAAAAATCTTTTTTTATTAATTACAAAATCTTATCTAATAGGTTTCATTATCACACCATACAATAAAGCACAATCGTTTTTCTATGTTATCAATATATAATTGCCAGTTGTTTTTCTCTTTAGATTTTGAAGGAAGATCCAAATTGAAAGGTATGTTATTTTCTGCCGCCTTAACTACATCATTAATGTAAAGATTATATGCATTTTTAGTTTTTGGTTCTAAGATTCTCAGGCATGTATTCTGTTTGTCTTTGATAAAAGTCAGAAGTGAAGTGTATTCTGGTTTATCTATCAACAAATTTGTGATATAATTCAATTTAGACACACGAGTTTTCAATTTGAAAATGTCATTATTTTCAAATTTGATTATTACAGGCACTCTTTTATTTGAATTTTCTGAATCGTCTACCTTTAAATTTTTGATATTATGAGTTGATAGAAATGTGCTCTTAGAACCATAAGAGGTAGCATAAACCAAATCTTTATTTGAAGGGTCTGTATACCAGTTTTCGTACTGATATATTCCTTCAACTGATGTACGATATGGTCCAGTCTTATAACCCTTTTCAATTATATCTCTCCAGTACCCCGACATTCTGCCCGGTAAGCCCTGAACTTGTACACCAACCTCACAACTATTGGTATACCTTTCATGAGTCGCCCCAATTTTTAATTTCCACTCATTAGGAATTAAATTTGCACGACGGAATAAACCCTTGATGGCTAAAACCACATGAGATTTTAAAGGCGAAGAAAATAACTGATTCAATTCTTCCGTTTCAATTCTTTCGACAGAGTTATGATTTCTAAACAAGATATTATGTTTCTCACACGCTTTTTTGATAAAATTTTTATTATCATCATCGGTTCTAATTATATGGATTCTTAAATCATCTTTATAATTATCAATAATGTCTTCTTTTATCCATTTTTCTGCCATTTCGACATTTGTTATAGGATAATATTCTTTGATAATTCTTCTCTCAAGAAAATCTTTATGTCCAATATATGATTTTGGAACAGACATACGATGAGTATAATGTTTATCCCCCCATTGACATAAACTATGATGTTCATTTACCATAGTGGCACTAACAAATATCATTCGTATGTTGTTTTCTTTCATATAATGAATGTCAAGAATACCACTTTCCTTTAATAAGATATGTAATCGTTGATTCTCTTTATCTCCGGTATCAATTTCATCGTTGATAATTAACGCATTTTTTATATTTTTAAGTTTAGATTTAAGTTGCAATAGCTTTCCATGATGATATATATTATCTTTGAAACAATTAGGTACTTTTTCTTTAAAATCAGATTCCCATGAAACATTACTCATGGCGGTGACGAAAAATACATTCTTTCGATTGATTGAAAAGGTATCATCGTCGTGAGTAGCGATTCTTTTTGCTACTTCAATCATAAGTCCATCCATCCCCAACTTTGTCCTTTTAATAACACTTATCACTCTTACATCTGTTGTGTAAAATTTGTTGATAATATCAGATGCGTCTTTTTTTTGGTTTTCATAAATATATTCAGATCCGTATCTTACATCACCTGATAGATGAAGTTCATTATTCTTAGCCTCGGCGCTATCATAATCATTCATAACGATTTTCTTGTTAATTTTCTTGAGATTCATAGATTCGGTCATTATTACTGCATTAGTTTATATTTGGCTATATAAAATCGAAAAAAGTGTTTCAATTTTTTATTTTTTTCTTATTTCAATTTTTTATTTTTTTCAATTTATATTTTTTGTTCAGCAATTAAATTTTTATTTTTTTCAATTTTTATTTTTTGTTCAGCAATTAAATTTTTGAGTAATTCCATTTTTCGATAGTTTTTTTCTATTTCTATATCAATATCTAAATTTCGTTGCATTATATTTGAATTTTGCCGTTCATGATCACTATCATAATCACTATCATAATCACTATCATAATCATCGGAAATATTTGAATATATACTATCTTCATCGGAGATATCTGAATATTCACCATTTTTTTCTTCAAAAATAGACTCCATTTCTATTGAGTTCATTTTTTCTTATAAAATTTGAATACTTTATGAATAATTCAGATAACAAAAAAACGTTTCAATTTTATCTGATTCTATTTGGAGAACTTTTCTTTCTTGGTAGAAATAAAATATGGCAAATAGAATTTAGTTTCTATAAAAAATAAGTAAAACAATCTGATTTAAATTCACTAATAGACATTTATTCTATCTAATATAATACGAATGAAAAAAATACAATCAATTTTTTTAAATATGAGAATATCAAGAAAAAAAAGAAGAAGAATTTTATTTAAATTTACAGTTTATATTACCCACTAAATACAAAATTATCAAATCAAAATTAAATATACATAGCTAATACACTTTGATTGAGTTGTCCATCAGTCTTGATAAATAAATCGACATTTTCCTTAGTGACAGTAAATGGGAATTCGATTGTTATGTCTAGGTCTTTTCCTAAAAATTTGTTCTTGTCATTATCTACTAATCTAAGTAGATTGATTTTGGTATGAATAATTTCCAAACATCTCTTTAAATTACGCACTCCTTCTTCTTTTTGTGTCATTTTCTGATTTGTGATGATATAGGATAACACATCATCAGGAATCATAATATCACCTTCTTTGAAATTAACTTGTTCTCTAATTTTGGGTAATAAATATTTATTTGCAATAACAATCTTATCTTTCGTCTCATACCCCTTCACATGAATATTATACATTCTGTCTTTTAATATTGGATTTATTTTCGATTCATCATTATAGCTGAATATAAATAGACATTTACTGAGATCAAAGTCAATTTCTGAAAAGTACTTGTCGTGAAATTGATTATTCTGAGTCGTATCTGTCAAATGTGTCAATATCCCCGTAATTTCTTCACCTTTAGGTGTATCACTAATCTTGTCCAATTCATCAAAATAGATGACGGGATTCATGCATTTACTGTCGATTAAAATCTGAGCAATTTTACCATAATTTGCCGCTTCATAGGTGAAACTATGTCCTTCTAAAAACGATGCATCCGAATTCCCACCTAAACTTATAAAGGCAAATTCTCTTCCCAAAATTTTACTGATACCATCCTTAACAATGCTTGTTTTTCCAACTCCCGCACTTCCGTGGATAGCAATGGCTGTACCCATAGCCGAAGGGTTCGTGATCCATTGTCCAATCATTTGTAATATTTGAATCTTGGCATCTTCCATACCATAAACTGTCTCGTCCAAGGTTTTCTTTGCATTTACTAAATAATTATTACAAACCTCTTTTCCATCATTGATATTTACTGACAAGTTTTTATATATACCAAATGGGATTCTATAAAAGTTATCCACCCAACACTTCATTTTATGGTATTCACCGCTACACGGTTCCATATTGAGCATCATATTTAGTCGTAATAGAATAGTGGCTTTATATTTAGGTGGAATACTTGATTGTAGGAGAGCTAATCTATAGGGTTTATCAATATTCATATGTTTGTTTATTTCTTCCAATTCTTTCATGATATTTTTTTGTTCAGTGTTTGACAATTTCTTTTTAAAATAATCGATTTCACAGGTATTTTCGTGCCTGTTTTCAGATTTGATGAGTTTATAGAACTCTTTGGCGTTAGTTGTTCGGGATTTTTTTACCAATTTATTTATGGAATTTTTACATTCATCGATTGCCTTTAGCAAAATCTTACTATTTGGTTTTACTAATAAATTGTTTGATAATGTTTTCTTAAGATCCAAAAGTTCCACGTATTTTTTAGTCACATCCGTCTTTTTTTCTTTCTTTATTTTATCCGAATTTTCTTTTTTATCTTTTTTATCCTTCATGTCGACATAATTTTCCTTCATAAATGTCTTTTCATCATCACTATTACAATCTTCATTATCTTCATTTAAGGATCGCTCAATATCTTCATCCTCATAATCTTCGTCATACTCATAACTATTATCTTGTTGACAATAATTTGATAAAATAATATTGAATTTATTAATATCTTGTTTTCTCTTATTTTTCTTTTCATCGTAATTAGACTCGTCCGAATCAAAATCTGATTCTATGTTCTTTTTATTTTTTGAACTCGGTTTTCTTTCTTTCTCCGATTCACTACTACTACTACTAATCCAACTATTTTTCTTACCCGCCTTTTTGTTCTTTGATTTATGCTTTACTTCGTCTTCTGATTCACTACTACTACTACTACTATGTTTTTTACTTATTTTTTTATTTTTTGACTTGTGTTTAATTTCTTCTTCAGAATCACTATCTTTTCTCATTTTTCTGCTCTTTTTATGTTTCATTTCTTCTTTGGTATCACGGGTTTCTTTTTTATTGTGTTTTTTATCTTTTATTTCAATTTCTTCTTCAGAATCACTGTCACTTACAATGATACGTCTTCTAATGATACATTTCTTTTTAATTTCTTCTTCTCCATCCCCTTCTGAATCTGAAGAAGAAGGTGAAGAAGAAGATACGGAATCATCGGTCGATTCCCATTCAGATGAATCACATTCAGATGAATCCGAAAGTTCAATCACCTTCTTTTTACTAATCATGTTCTTACCTGTACTTTTGACACTTTGATTGGACTCAATTTTCTTAGTAATAACTGGCATTGTTTTGTATTAAATTATGATTATTATTTGATTTTATATTATCTATAAATTGTAGAAAATCTGAATCAATTTTTTATACTGCGTCAAATAATTCTTTATTATATAATAATAAAGAATAAATAATAATATAATTATCATCATGAATATGAATGAAATATTAGAAAGAGAACATATTTCTATTGAAATCAAAGAAATATTGAATGATTTTCAGGCAAATTGTCGAAATATTTCTTATAAAAAAGGGATTTATATCTATGGTTCTCCAGGTGCTGGTAAAACATATTTTATAATGAATATATTAAAAGAATTGAATTATGATGCTATAAAATATGATGCGGGTGATGTACGTAACAAAACATTAATTGACACAATAACATGTAATAACATATCAAGTAAGAATGTTTTATATATGATGAATAGAAAAGTCAAAAATATAGCGATTGTTATGGATGAAATTGATGGTATGAATAATGGTGATAAAGGTGGTATTACGTCTTTAATAAAATTAATTCGTCAAAAAAAGACAAAGAAACAGAAACTTGAGAATGTCACACTAAATCCAATTATTTGTATCGGTAATTATAATGTTGATAAAAAAATCAAGGAATTAATGAAAGTTTGTAATGTATTTGAGTTGAAACCAATCACTTCTTTACAAATTGAAAAATTATTATATTATAAAGATATTACACCACATATAGAAAAGAGTAGTACAAATGATACTATTATTAAATATATTCAAGGCGATTTAAGAAAATTACATTTCATAGAGAAAATTATGAAAAATAAACCGGAATTATTATTAAATGATACGGTTCTGGAAAAATTCTTCCATTTAAAATCACATAACGACGATTCAAAAAAAATAACAAAATCGATCATGAATAATTATATTAGTTTACAAAACCATGGTCAATTCATGAATGAAACTGAACGAACTATCGTTGCTCTTTTATATCATGAAAATATAATTGATCCTTTATTTTCAGATTCAACATTGGATACTAATTCAACAAATAAATATACCTTTTATACCAAAATATTAGAGAATATTTGTTTTGCGGATCATACAGATAGAGTGACATTTCAAAATCAAATATGGATATTCAATGAAATGTCATCTTTGATAAAAACTTTTTCAAACAATTACTTGTATCATACAAAATTTCCTGAACTCGCAAATTCCTTTAATCCAGCCGAAGTAAGATTTACCAAAGTCTTGACAAAATATTCTACTGAATACAATAATCAATTATTCATTTACTTTCTTTGCCAAGAATTAGATATGGATAAAAAAGACATGATTTCTTTATTTCAGGAACTTCGATTAATGTATAAAAAAAATTCCAAGAATTTCATGAGTAATATCGAAGAAATATTTCAAGACACAAATATTACCATCTTGGACATTAAACGAATTTATCGTTTTATAGACAAAAATGTCAAATCAGATGAAATTGATGAAAATGATGATGAATAAATTGAACTCAAAAGCCTAAGACTTTCAACAGAAGAATATAAATTATTTATAACTATAAAATATATAATTTATATAAACAAACAAATCATAAAAAATTGAAATGTTTTTTTCATAATTTTAAACGAAGCATAATTAAACAACAAACCAATAAAATGGATTTTCACACCGAAGATGAATTATGGGATCATATCACATATAATTACAATGAAGAAGAACAAATGATCGTATTAGAATTACAATCTTATTATGAAATTCAATACGGTAATAATTATGTAAGGACGATGGATGTAGAAAGATACAAAAAAAATAAAAAAAAAGATTCTACTGGTAAATTAGATATTCTTGCAAAAAAATATTTTGAGATTATTAAACAACAAATTGATAAAAACAAATCTAGATAGAAAACACTTTTGGTAAATAGTATATTGATAAAAACAAATCTAGATAGAAAACACTTTTGGTAAATAGTAATTTGTAATATAATTAATAAAAAAAGTTTTTTTTATCAACTAGATTTATTCTTAGTAAATATAAATATCTAAATAAAAACAATTATTGTCAATATAAAACTTAGAAATGATTTTTAACGTTCATCATCTGGAGGATAGACATATTGCCTCTTCAAAACCGTCGGGTGCCTCGGAGCACCCATCGGGGTTGTAGAAGTTAATATCAATGAACTAATTGAAATATTTCTTTCTGAAAGATTCTACAAATTTATCGGGAATGTTTTTTCTTTTAAAAAGATTTATTTTATCCTTCAATTGTCGTGGAGACGTTTCCAACATTGTTATAATGAAATAGAGTGAATACATTCCACATTCTGTATTACCTTTTTGATGTTGATTTGGTAAATTAGTATAATATTTTATCCGTATTCCTTCACTATAACACTGATTCAATATTAATTTGATCAATTTATTTATTTCATTAGGTATAGTATTAGCCGCACTATCGAAATAAAAAATAAAACCTTGTTTAATATCTATGAAAAGAGAGACCCAATGAGACCCCCCTTCATCATGTTTATCTAAATTAAAGATAATACCGATTTTAGTTTTATCAGACTTTATTTGTTTTTTAATATCAAAGGTACATAAATCTTTCCAAACACAATTATTACCTATTTTTGTATCAAAATCAATAGGTGTTGGACCGATAAATTCAAAATCATTATAGGCTTCTTCATATTGTTCAAGAACATTCAAAATATCTATATTACTTAACCATTCTCGTGGATTTTTTTCCCATTCTTTCGGTTTCTTTGGAGAAAAACTTAGTTTTTCTAAATACTTTCTTTCTTCATTTGATAATTGTTCTAACCAACAACTTTCGTTTTTACATTGTAATAATCGACCACTTAAATCTTTGATTATTTCATCGGGGTTTTGAGACAAAATAATACGATCCGGGAAATTTTTATTGAAAGCCTTTTTTATTTTAAAAATTGTTTCATTCGTATAACATGTACCTTTATTAATCGTTTTACCTTTTACACGTGGATTACAATTCATAACTTTTAATGTATTTGATGTTTTAGTCTTAGACCTTCCCTTCTTTGTCTTCATCGTATGTATATATATATATTAATGTGATAAAGAATTACATAAATTATATGATGAAAGTTATGACTATGAATAAATGGCATTTATTCATAGTGAGGGTTCATATTAAGTGAGGGTTGGCATATTAAGTCAATTTACCATTTTCTTTATAGGTTTCCCCCAACAATTAGCCACATTGCTTGGAATATAAGTTGATTTCTCATTTAATGATTCGAATATAACATCTGTTTCCTTATATACATCCCTTTCATTCTCCATATGATTCAAACAATTTTGTAAATATACCGTAAATGATAATGTCATCTCATTACCATATTTTGGATTATTATGGTTTCTTAAAAGTTCTTTTGTTATCGACATAATATCTTCAAAATGATATTGTATTTTGTTGTCATCATCATTCATCTGTTGGAATTTTTTATTATCAGTTTTTTCTAATACCCTTTTATAATGTCTTTTATTTATCATTAATTCGAGAGTTAAATTGTGCAAAATATCACTACTTTTACCTGATATAGAAGTTACTTTAGCCTCTTCGTCTTTTTCTGATTCATACATATCATCATTAGATTCATCATACATATCATCACAGTCATAGTCATCTTCATCATTTTGATTCATATTTCTTTATATATTATGTCTGAATAGATAAATTATACTTTTTGAACTTTTATATATAGGTATATCTTATACATAATAATGTCATCTGGAGGATTTATCGCTCGTTCAAGACGTTTAATGAAAACAAAACGTTCTAAATCTTCACGTTCTACCAAATCTAGACGTTCTACCAAATCTAGACGTTCTACCAAATCTAGACGTTCTACCAAATCTAGACGTTCAACCAAAAAAATGTTTGGATTATTTTAAACTCTCCTATATCGATGGGTACTACAGTTTAGGAGAGATATTAAAAAAAAATGATATTTAATTACAGAAGAACAAAATTAAAACTAAACTAACTAAACTATTCATTGACTTTCCAGTATATCACACAACCACTTTCATCTATTTCTTCAAGAATACTTGAATCTTTATCTTCAGATCCCATTGAACAACGTTCATTATATTCATCTTCAGCTTCATTATCCAAAGTATCTAATGTAAAGAAGAACGCTTCTTCTTTTTCAACATAATAATTTCTATCATGATTACTACGATCAAAACGTCCCAGTAAAATGGATACAATATCCTGCATTGTGTATCCTTTTTTTTCAATTATATCTGTAAATGTTTTAACGGATACTTCTTTATCACTATTTTCTTCATCGTCACTATCATCGTCACTATCATCGTCACTATCATCGTCAATTTCATTCTCATATTCATTGTCAATTTCACTGTCCTCGGGTTCATTTTGAAGAGGTGCTCTACAACATGGACATGCATTATTGTTTTGTAAAGCATGCATGAGACACTTGAAACAAAATTTATGTCCACATGCAGTTACACAATTATTTACATTGGATGTAATTTCTTCGTAACATATTGGGCATTCATTTTCAGACATTTCTTATTTATTACACTTTAGTGTTCGTATTTAATTATAACTCTTTTAAAATTTAGGAAAAAGTGTTTCAATTTTTTCTATTTTTTTCTATTTTTCTATATTTCATTTTATTTTTTTATTTAACATAGTATACAATAAAACCATTCCTATAATAGATGTAGTCAGTATTAAACTTTTGGTGACTAAATCTTTACCTTCATATCTTTCGCTAAATTCTTTTGAACCCGCCATAGGATTTGATGATTTGCTTTTTATTATACAAGAATTCGAACTCATGGATTCATTTTCTTTTAGTGCTGAATAGGAATTTTCTCCATGATTTTCAATTGTTATAAAATTATTCATTATGAAATATAAAAACATTTTTTACCAAGAAATTATTTTATTTGAAAAATTGATTAATATCATTCTTTGAAAGACATTAGAAATAAAAATTGATTAATATCGGCTAAAATATCATCTCGAATACTTAATAAATCACTATCTCTTTTACTATTTAAAATAGTATCCAAATTTATGAAAAAGTTTTTATATTCAATTATTTTTTTATTCATCGTATCAATATCATTCAAATCATTCAATACTAACGTTCTTTCAGCAATACAAATTCTAAGGGTACATTTTCCTAAAATAACTTCTACAAAACGGTCAATATTTTCTTCCAATTTCTCATGTAATTTGTCGGTAGCTTCATGTACTGAATAAGTTGATGTTTTCCAATGAAATAATTTAATTGTATTTAGAATTTCCAAGAATTTCTGTACCATGAATGATTTCTGTTTATTTGTTATAGCACATTTCATTGTTTTATTTTTCAAACGATTTCTTGATTTTAATGTCTTGGTCATAAAAAATTGATACAAATGTTTTATATATATTAAAGCCTATATATAAAACAATAATAAGAATGATGTTAACAAGATATTTATACATTAAAGATGAAGTGTCTCATTCCCTAATCTTATCATTATTTGATAAACATGAAGACGAGTCACTTTTTTGGGCATATGAATTATATTTCAGTGGATTTCAATTAGATGTATTTACTATTTTGAACACATTATTTGAAATGTATTACCATGAAAAAAATCCGGAATTAGGAACATATTTGAATAGTTTAATCATTGAATGGGATGATTTCAAGGAAAATCATGACATTCTTGGTAAAATAATTACTATAATGTTGAACCATTCAATCTCTTTAACTGAATTACTAAGGTCTAATCCTAAAAAGTATATCCAAGAAGGAGATGAAGGAGAGGAAGAAGAAGATGAAATTGTATGGGAAGATCATTGGGGTGATGTAGAATTTGAAAAGGAAGGAAACTCTATAGAAGTAGATTTTCTCCCATTCAGAACGAAAGAAAAAAATGAAATAAAGGGTTCTTTCTTAGAAACCGTATGTCGATACCCAATTAGAAGATACTATTGTAACATGGTCATTCAACCCGTTATAAGAGAAAATATTTCATCTGAATTCTGGTTATATTATGCAAGTTTTACACCACTATGGAAAGAAAGGATTCAAAAGTATGATGGTTTCATAAATCATACGAATAAACAAGTCACTTTCACCAATGAAGATAAAGAAGAATGTTTTTATGAATTATTTGATTATGAAATAGATGAACAAAGTATAGAATTAAAAGAACAATTGTTTTCAAAAGATACAAAAAAATATACAAAAATTTCATGGAAAGAATTTTATGACTATTATGGATATGAAAGTGTTTTCAGAAAATGTATCATTTAGTCAATTTATAAGTAAAATAGGTCGTCAAAGCCAAAAGTATTCCACCCCATAAACTATCCATAATCACTATTAATGGGTTCCAACTCTTGAACAACGCACATGATGTGGTTTCATAGACACCATATATCACTAATCCAAAAATAAAAGCATCAAAAATACTCTTTTTTTCTTTCAAAATAAAGTACCATAACCCACCAATTAGTAATATATAACACAATATAGTGCTTTGAATATTTACCTCTAAAGGTGTTCTTTGTATTTTGAAGATAAGTTTCGCAAACATGTTTTTACTTGAAAATAAATAGATTGAATCTAATAATAACAATATTATTGCGGGGATTAAAAAAGATTTTATATAATTCATTTGCTTTCTGTATATATATATTTGTACACACAAAAAATATGTGATAAGCTCTACTTTCCAGATGGATACCCAGGGATACCCGAGAGGAAAAGTAGAGCTTATCTATTATTTTTTTAGCATTCATCATAGACATTAAATTCATCCATTTATGTTGTATCTTTCAATCCATTGCTTTCGGCTTTCAGGCTATTAATTTCGGCTCTCAATTCATGAATTATATACTTCTTGGTGTTGTTTAGTTAATTCTATATTATATTCTAGTTTGAATTTATCCTCATCCTCTACCGGTAGGTCTTATTCAATTCATCCGAGTTTTCATTCCATTCTATATGACTAAATCTTTATATCAATAACGATAATATAATATTTATATATGTATATAATATGCGGTCAACAAAGAAAAAAATTCATCGTAAAAGATTAACGAAAAATAAATTAAGAAAAAATACATCAGGAAAAATTGGAAATAGAATACAAAAAAAAATGAAAAATGTCAATTTTCGTAAAAAAGGAGGGGGAATCAATATCACTTTAAAAAAATCAAGATTGGATAATACAAAGACGGTTGGTAAAATAAACGTTGGTAATGATTTTCCTTTGAATATTGATGAACGTTTATTAGAAATTAAAGGTTCAATTCATGACAAGAATGATCCAACTTTTTCAAAAACGATACAAATTGAAAAATTAGACTGATTTTCTATAAAAAAGTCATTTTTGTAAAACAATAATATGAAATTAATTTAATACTGTATGTTATAACATGTCGGTATATTCTAACAATAAAAATCGTATATTTATATGGAATGCATTGCAAACATTTCCCTTGTTCCATGAATCATTTAATGATCCTGAATCAAAAGAAAAATGGTTTAATCAAATTATTAATCAATTTCAATATCAGTTACCTCCATTAATAACAACAAATGATTTGATGAAAATTAATTGTGAAACAATTGAATTCATAATACAAAAATTAAAGACTAAAGATATAGAAATTGTACATAGAAATATACCATCAATGCCTCCACGTGTTGAGAACATAATTGTAGGTTCTGAATTAGATAGTCGGTATGTACAACGACAAAAAGAATACGAACTTATGAGAACTGATTTATCTCCTCCAGAGATAAATTTCAAAAACGCGGAAGTAGATGAACCAATAAGAAATATGGATCAGTTGATTAAAGAGCGTGATAAAGAATTTCAATTCAATCTTTCATTACCTATAAAAAATAATCCAGATATCAATCTTATTCATATTGACAATAATTCAATGTTACAAATACCAAATGATGTGATAGAATTAGTTGATATACATAAGAATAAAAAGCACGTGAAGTGGGCATCTGTGGAACAAGTAGATACCTCACAAAAAGTCATTGATATAGGTGTAACAGAAAAGATGACGATTTTAGAAACCAAAATAGATTTGAGTTATGATATTTTGAATAAAATATTGAAAATATTAGAAAAGGAATCACTATTGAATCCTGATATTAACAGGTATATTGATAGCAAAGTGTCGTTCCTTGAAAATTCTTTCATGAAAAAATCGTATTTGTAATATTTATTCCATAAAAACACTTGTAAAAATATCAAGGTTCGAGTGGTTATCAATATCAATATCAAAATCAATATCATCTTTTGTTTCTATAATAGCAAAATAATAATTCAAAATAACTCCGTCACATTCTTTCAAAACATCTTTAAATATTTCAGCTACGTGTTTAGATGGATTTTTCCATGCTCCACATCCCATTGCACCAAAAATAATAGTATCATGATTAAAATCAACCGCTGTTTGAATTATTAGTTTAATCTTATCTTTCAAAATTTCTACATCTTCATTTTTTAACATGATTTCATGTTCATGATTATCAATCGTTGTTTCTGGATATTTTAATGCTGGACAAGCAATAAAATTTAGCATCTCATTATTTTCAAGTAACTTCCATGCCATATTTTCACTTTCTTTTATCACACTTATAGATGGTGAATATATGGCTTCATTTGATAAAATTGGATAAAAGTCTTGTGTTAATGAACGGAAATAATTTGTTCTTCTGAATAAAGATTCTTCTTGAGCTCCTGATCCCGAACGAACGAACCCGCCGGCATAAAGATTATCTGATAGATTTAATACAAGTGGATTTAGTGTCTTGAAGGCTAAAGCACAATCAATTGTGTCCATATTAAAAATCATAATATTTGATTTATCGTATTTTTTTATCATCTCTTGGTTATTACAAGAAATTGTGACTTTTACCGATTTAGGAGGGCATGTCATCGCGTTGCATATATTTAAAGTGTCTTTCCAACAATTGATTCTTTGAGAATATACACAATCATAATCATCTTCCCAATTGTCTTCTAAATCATCCATCTTATTCAAATCACTACTTAAATCACAGCCAAAGTCAGTATAAGTAATGATTTTGATATTTTCATTTACTAAAGTATTCATTTATATAAGCAGTATATTATTGTTCGATGTATTCTCCGCGTATTCGTTTGAAAAGAAGTATTTTAATAGTTAAAATTATATACATTCATTATGGCATATAGTTTAAACATTCGCGATTATTCTCTAGAAGAAACGTTTGCGTTGTTTCATTTGGATTCATCCAAAATTAATCATATAACAATATATGATTTGAAGAAAGCGAAACAAGTTTGTTTATCCATGCATCCCGATAAATCACATTTATCATCTGATTATTTTTTGTTTTATAAAAAAGCATTTGATATCATTGCTCAGCATTATAACAATTATCATAAAGTAGACCAAGAAGTCACTACAAAAAATACCAATTACACGTATATAGATCAAGAACATGTGAGACAAATCAAATCTAAATTAGAGAATATGACAAATAAAAAATTTTCTGAAGTATTTAATCAATTATTTAATGATAACATGATTGAAAAGGTCGAAGACAAAAATGGATGGTTTAAAGATGAAAAAAATGTTTGTGATATTAATATTGAAAACGCAAAAAATTTAAACGAAAATATTGAACTTTACAAGGAAAGTCATAACAATAATTCGATTATTAAATCAAATAAAGTTAAATCAATAAAACCATCTATTGGAACATCATTATTTTGTGACTCAGATAATTCATACATTTCTAGTGATCCGTTTAGTAAGTTACAATACGATGATTTACGAAAAGTTCATAAAGATGAAACGGTTTTTTCTGTCAAAAAAAATGATTTTATAAGAATGAATTTATATGAATCTAAAGAAGAAATCATACAAGCAAGAAATAAACAAAATATATCACCAATGGATACAAATTCACAAGAATTTTTAGATAATAAATCAAATTCAAAAAAACTCGAAATGTTTAATAAGCAACATTACATTAATACAATACAAGATTCTAAATATGAAGATAAAAACAAAATCGTTTTAGCACACTTTATGCGATTATCAAATTGATATACTAAATCTTATTTTTTTTGAATTTTTGAAAATCTTCATTGCTTTCATATTCCGTTTTAATTTTAAAATTTTCTTTTTTTTTATCTTCCAGTTTATTATTTAATGCTCTCATATTTAGACAATGTGGTTGAAGCCATATTTTGAAAATTTCTGTTTCTTTAGTAATTACAGATTCTTCCTCTTTTGCCAAATCCATACTATTTATCATACTCATCTCAGACGTGTATATATCATACACTCCTAAAATAGCTGATTCTATTTCTTTTAAATCATTTTTAATTTCAACCTTAAAATTTGTTAGGTCGGTATATCTATTGTTCATATACTTTATGCAATGTTCATGATATATTCTATCCTCTGGGTCTGAAAATTTTAAAATTTTATTTTCAAAATCAACTTCAAACTTATCTATACATTCCTTTATTTTCAAACCACCTACATAATCATACTCTACATAAAAATTAAATAATAAATTTTTTGTTTCTCTATTCAATATTTCTGTTGATACATCATGGTAAGTACCTACATTATCAGAAATATGCTCAATTATATCGCAATTTATTCTACCTTTGAAGTTTTCAATAATTGATTCAATTACTGAATGATAGGATTCTGTGCTTGGTTGCCACATTTCAAATACTTAATAGGAATAATTATGACAATAAAACTATTTTATTTAAATTTTTTTAAATTTTTTTTCAAATTTTTTTTTAAATTTTTTTTAAATTTTTTTTAGATTTTTTTTAAATTTTTTTAAATTTTTTTAATTTTTTTTTTTTTTTTTTAAATTTTTTTAATTTTTTTTCTAATTTTTTTTTAAATTTTTTTTTAATTTTTTTTTAAATTTTTTTAAATTTTTTAAATTTTTTCTAATTTTTTTTAATTTTTTTTTAAATTTTTTTAAATTTTTTTAAATTTTTTTTAAATTTTTCTGTAAATTTTTCTTAAAATTTTTCTTTAAATTTTTTTTATTTTTTTTTTAAATTTTTTTATTATGACTACATGTATGATTCAATCACAATTATAAAAAAATAAGGAACTAATAATGACGAGGTAAGAAGATATAAACTTGTCTACATTAAAAACAACAATGTAATTATATGTTATGATTAATTACAGGATTATGAAAGAAAAAGATACTGTATTTGAGAGAAAAAGTGTCGGAGGACTTTGTTTGAAGATTCATGACACTCATACTGTTAGTAAGAGCAGTATAGATTCTCTGAGTCTTTCTCATATGACCATGATTGAGTCCCTTCTTCATAGAGAAATGAACTGTACTCCAGATGAAATTTTGAAAGTGTATATTAATAAAAAGAAGCGAATTAAGTTGTTAGATGATTATGTAACACGGTTACAAGATGATTATGTAACACGGTTACAAGATGATTATCGTTCATTTCGAGTTCAACATCAGAATTTTTTTAATGAAGAAGAACGCAAATAAGATTTGATTTAATGTCTATCCTCCAGATGATGAACGTTAAAAATCATGAAGTGATTTTTCACTTCATGATTGGAGATGTGGTCCCATTGGGAGAGTAGAGCTTAATATTATTTATTTGTATTTTTGATTTTATACATACATCAATTTTACAATTTTATTTGCCTCGAAACTTAGAGAGTAATTAATTTAATTTAAGTGAATTTGATTGAAGTTATCTTTTATTTTACTATCTACAATTACTTGAAAATGTTTTTCATATTGTTGCGGAGAGTCGTAATATAAATGTTTACTTTGTGGATTTTGTCCTAATTGACCAGACAAAGATACTTTAAAATAATTATATTCACCACTTCTTCCAACTAAAACATTCTCATAAAATCCAGTTTCAGCATTACGGATACGAGATCCCGGAGTATATTTTGTTGTATAAAATTTCATTAAAGTTCTAACACCATTTCTAACGAGAGTGATTGAATGACAACCATTATCTACAATCTTAGGTAGTCTTGAATACTTGCGTTCATACGAGTCAATTGTGAATATAGATGTGTCTTCTGAATCATCATCAAAGTGGTCAAATTGATATTCTTCTTCTTCAACGTACATTTTTTGTATGATGTATATTATAGTTATTAATAGCTGTATATGAATTTATACTAAATTTTCTTTATATTGTTTTTTATTGTATTATATGTAAAAATAATATATTTTGAGATTATTTAGACGTTTTATTATTTGCATCATAAATTGTAGACAATAAAATACGTATAGAATATATAAAAATGGTTGGTATAAATGAAATAAACCTGTTATCAAAGTTTTTCTTGGGAGAAGATAAAAAAAAAGAAAACGGACCAAGAAAATATAATAAAGAAACCGAAATAAAAAAAGATAATTTTAACGATAACGAAAGTGAAAACGATTTTTACAATAATAGTGAAAGCGACGATTCATACAGAAAATATATATTTTTAGAAGATGATAATAACCCCTTATCGAAAACATTTGGTGATTTCAACAATGTAAAGAATAAATACAAAATACATTTGTGTATTTATAAAATAAATACAGAATGTGAAATACCTTTTCTAGAATATCTATTCGATACAATTGATATACCTCAATTCATTAATATAATTGATTTCCAATGTCCAATTTTCACGGACAATGAAGATAGTAATACATATTTCATGAATCAATGTTTATTTAAATTACTAGATAATTTTGATATAAATAATGAATTTGGTACGAAATTATTTGATGAAATGTATAAAGGTTTTGTGGAATATGACGAGAATAACATATTTGTTATGTTTGAATGTAGATTTGATTCTAATGCTAAGAATACATCATGGTTTATTTTGGATGAAATTTTGTTTAAAGAAAAAGAGATTGAACCAATAATATTATTATTTTTTAATGAATATGATTTCATGACAAAAATTTATACTGAAAATATTATTTGTCCATTACCATCATTAATGTATTCATATAACGATAATAATAATTCAATAATTGATACAACTATGTCAATTTCTTGGTTGGGTGATCATAGTTATTTTACCAACGATGAATTGAGTTCTACAAAACAACGATATGCGGTATACACAGATAAAGCTAAATATATTTTGAGAGATATTTCAGAAATAACTGAAGAACAAATAAAATACTATATGACGAAGAATAATGATCAAGATGTTACATCAATATATTTTCATAGTAATAAAAATCAGTTATGGTGTATAAAATCAAAAAAAAAATTTACTAGGATATAATAATATAAAATATAAAAATATTATGGATCATTTAGAAAAAAAAAATAAGGTTTTCGATTTAATTAGTTATTTGATAACTAAAATCCATACTTTATTTTTAGTCGATTTTTTTCAATCTATCCAAAAAAACATTTTATTATATAAAGTATTTATTTCAATATATTTGTCCTTTATTCTAATCATATTCAATATGATTACGTATCATTTTTTACCATCTTCTAAAGACCTACACTTTTTTATTTTGGCTACAAATGCATGGTTTCAATTAACACGGATCACACTATTGTTGTTTTGTAATAATGATAAAGATGTCTTCAATTAATGTCTAATCTCCCGATGATGAAGAAATAACTATTAAAGAACGGACATTTTTTCCATTATTTAAAATTATCAAGAAAAATTAAGATCGAGTAAATAATATTGTCTTTATTATATGGATGAAATTATAATACCTTATCCTGAAAAATTAAAAAAAAACAATTATTCTGAAAAATCAAAGAGAGAAATCGAAATCCCGGATGGAATATCGGAAATAAATATGAATAATACAGTAGAATGGACAATTGAAAAAGAATTATTACTTGTAGAATGGGGTGATATGGCGAAAAGTTATAAATGGTTAAATGCAAAGTCACATAAAAAATATTCATATATGCATAAATGGTTTACAATTCCAACGATTATTCTTTCAACGTTAACTGGGACTGCGTCATTTGCTCAAGGTGGACTATCTATGACTACTCAAGATAGTGCACGATATGTTATAGGTTCAGTAACAATTTTTATTGGTATACTCAATACGATACAGCAATATTTGAAAGTAGCCGAATTAAAAGAGAATTATAGAATATCAACGATCCACTGGGATAAATATGCGAGAAATATTCGTATCGAACTTTCCAAACCACCTGTAGAAAGAATGAATGCAGAAAATTTTATTAAATTGGCTCGAAAAGAATTCGATCAGTTAATGGAAACGACACCACCGATTTCAGAAAAGATAATCAGGAAATTTAAAGAAAGATACATGGGTTTAGAAGAAAGTCTTCAACGTCAAAAATATGATATTTTGATAAAACCTGATATATTGGAGGATATGATTTCATCAAATAACAACTATAGACATAATTGGTATGATAATTCAAATAATGTCTGATAAAAATAAATATATAATTGTTATATATAAATAACATGTCATTAAACGATTTATTATTCGGTCCTTTAGATTCTGAATTCTGCCTATACTTTTATTTACTTTCCGTCATTTCTTATGTTTTGATGGTATTTGCCATCCTCGCTCTGTGTTATTCTGTATCAATGGGCTCAAAAAAAATGGATTCTAAAATGATTTATACATCATTACTTGGAGCGGCGGTCTATGGAGTTATGTATTTTCAAAACAGATTATTACATTCAATGTGTATGAAATCAGAGGGTTTTCATGCTTTAAATCACCCTGGTGAAAATAAAAAAAATCATATGTAATAAATCATATGTAATAAATCATATATAATAAACAATATAAAAAAGTCGTACATATAAAATATATACAGTTATGACAAAAATTCCAGAAAATTTCCAGAACATAATGATGGATATGGTGGATGATTTTTCCCAAACTTTTCCTGAGTGTTCTGAATTATGGTATCAATGGTCAAAAAAAAATATGGATTCTTTGGATGATGATTCAAGAAATATTGAATTTAGCAAATTATACAGTTATGTTGTATTGATTTATCCTGAGCGCTTTTTTGATATAATATATCAAAATGAGGCTATATTTTCAGATGATACTATAAACACATGCTTTTTACCTGGTATAGATTTTAAACAATTATTCAATTGTAATGGTATTAGTGAAAAAACAAGAAAAGTTATGTGGAATTATTTGAAATTGGTTTTGTTAAGTATTGTAGAGTCTGTAAAAGATAAAACTAAATTTGGTAAAGCTGGAACCACATTGGATGATATTGACGAAGGTGAATTATTAGAAAAATTAACAGAAACCATGAGTAGTATGACGGATTTTTTTAAGAATTTAGGTGATACAATCGATACCGATGCAGAAACCAAGGTTGAAGATGAACAAGAAGATAAAAATGAAGATGAAAATGAAAATGTTGGTGTTATGCCTAATATAAACGGCGTTTTTGATCATTTAAAAAGTCTATTTGATGGAAAAATTGGTTCTTTAGCAAAAGAATTAGCTGAAGAAATATCTGGGGATTTTTCTAGTATTCTAGGTGAAGAGAATATAGGTGATATTAGAAATACAAAAGATGTGATAAATAAATTATTAAAAAATCCAGAAAAAATAAAAAACTTGTTGAAAACTGTCAATGATAAATTACAGAATAAAATGAGTAGTGGAGAGATTACTCAAGACGAATTGATGAAAGAAGTGACTGAAATCATGAGTAAAATGAAAGAAAATGGAGGAGATATTAATTTTCAAGATTTATTCAAACAATTTTCGGGTATGGGTGGGGACAGTAAGAATGTTGAAGAAATGATGAAGAAAATGGGTGGTTTAGCGAGTGGATTAGGTGGATTAGGTGGATTAGGTGGATTGAGTGATATGATGAAAAATATGAGTGGTATGGGTAGTAAACCGAGAAAAAACAAGGACCAAGAGAGTTCAACCCTTTCTATGCAAGATAGAATGAAAAGTCGGATTATGGTAAAGAAGTTAAAACAGATGGAGGAACAGTTATTATTAGAAAAGAAGAGGAATGACGCCTTAAATTCATTCATACCATATGATTTCAGTGAGAATACACAATCCACGTTCACAATTAATGGAGAAGAAAAACAAGATAAAAGTCAAGTACCCTTGACTTTGAATAAGAAATCAAAGAATAAAAAATCAAAAAATAAGAAATAAGAAATAATAAAAAAATATATCTATATTTAATATGAAACTAACACAATTCATCAATATACCGGTGTTTTTAGGTAGTTTTTTTGTTGGAATTATATGTGTGTTCATAATGAATAATTCAGAGAGACGAAAAATAATTGTATATCCAACACCAGATAACGATGATGAAATTTTATATAAGGATAAATCAGATACATGTTTCAAATTCAAACATACACAAGTAAATCGTCCAATAAATCAAAATGAATTATCTGTAATCAATGCACAATAAATGTGTATAAGTTATATATACGGACAATTGAATGAATTTTAAAAAATTGCTATATACTGATATGGGTAAAATTTTGATTTCACTAATTTTAGGGATTGGATTAGCCTCATTATTTCAAAAAGTATGCAATGACAAAGAATGTCTCTTATTTAGCGGTCCAGTTATTCAAGAAGTAGATGGAAAAACATTTGAATATAATGATAAATTTTATAAATATGATGTGTCCCCTGTAACATGTAATAATTCGAAACGTATTATAGAAACATCTGAATTTATTCCTGTACATATAACCCCGTCTTTGTTTCAAACTGCAAAAAGTATATGGTCTCCGGCACCAACAACCATAGAAGTTCCAAGTACAAAGATTTAAGCTCTACTCTCCCAAGAGGAGAAGTAGAACGAGATGTTTTATCTCACGATGCAGTAAAAAATCATGAAGTGATTTTTCACGTTTAGCATCTAGAGATAAAACATTAATATACATAATATCATACTTGTTGTATAATATTATGAAAGATAGTACGCTTATTTCCGATTTACCTGGACCTACAGAAACACAGAAAGATACAACTGCCGTTGGGAATACCTATATGCCTATGAATATGCATGCTGACCCTTTTGGGAATAATAATTCAATTAAAGAAATTCAACCATATCCTCGAGAAGACAAAAGGCAATCAGGTGACAATGAGATACAAAGACTTCCATCGCGAGATATTGTCATGAATACAAATATTTATACTCAAGATGATGAAATTAAAGCGAATTATATTCCAAAAGTTAAGAATATTAAGGATTATGTTAGAGATTATGAAGAAGAAGAAAGTGAAAAAATAAAGAATCATAGAAAAGAAAAAAACACCAAGAATATGATTGAAAATTGGATGTCAAAATTTCAAGATTTGTTCTTGTTAGCCATTCTTTATTTTATATCACAAATGGGAATTGTAAGTAAAATATCAAGAATATATCTTACGAATTTAGGAATATTTGATATAGATGGTAATCTGAATAATAAAGGAATGGTATTAAAAAGCATTATATTTAGTATGATTTATTCAATTTCATCAAATATAGGTGATAGTATGTTTTAATGTCTAATCTTTCGATAATGAAATGATTTTCCACTGCATTATTGGAGTTATGTTATACTGTGTTAAATTAAAGATAAACTTTTAACGCAGTAATACCAAAAACTTGTACTAGTAGGGCACAGATGTTTTCATCTCCCGTCGGTGCTCCGGGGCACCGAATGGGAGATTAAATCTTGAAAGATGGCATCCAAGTCTATATGAAAGAAACATACCAGCAATTCCAGAAAACATAAGAGTCGCCCCCACAATTTTTTGTATTGTGAACGCTCTTATAATAAAATCGACACATTCGTTTATAGTGGACGGAAATTTTAACATTTTATAGTTTAGTATTTAAAATTGTATTTAAATGCTATTATTTACATTTTACTTTAAAATATGAGATTACGACCTAACAATCGAAATACGATTACCTTTTATAAAAAAAGTCGAGACTAATTTATTCATCGTGAATTTGATACTATTCCACAATTTATTCCCCTCATTTTCATTATTTTTAATTAATGTAAATTTTTCCGTCTTTGTATCATTGACTATATTATTGATATAAGTTTTAAAATTAGCATTACTATAATTATCAAAAATGAAATTGATAAACATGACAAAATTTGGTTTATAACCCGTCCCATAAGATGCTAAATAAACAACATAAACTACATATATGAAAAAAAAAAATAATACAATACTCATTTCTGATACCATTGATCCTGTCGACGGTAAAATTGTATAAACATTAGTCATTATATATTCTATAACGACTATAAATATATTAATCGTTCTAAACTAATATAAAAAATCCATTGTTTATACATTATAAATGTCATCCTCTCCCTTATTATTATCATCCCAGGAAAAACTGGATTTAAAGCGTCTTCTAAATGAAAACGAATCGGAAGATAATACAGAAACTATACGTAAATTAAAACATAGCAAACAAATTCAAGAAGATATTCATCAATTTGGTTATTTAAAAAATCTTTTTTTTGGGTCTTTACCAAAAGATTTATCTAAACTATCTTTAGAAGATTCCAAAAAAAAACAATCTGATTTTGAGAAAATGGCACAATTGAATTGTGATTTCTTATATACAGTCTATCCTGAAATTTTCAAAAAACTAATGAAGGATGAATTAGACCTTAATATTATGGTGAAATTGGTCGAAGTTCTAAAATTAATTGAAGATAATAAAACTGACCAACATGAAGCATCTGTTATATTTGGTAAAATTTTAAAAGAAATGTATATTGATTCAGCTATAAGACATGGTGATAATTTAGATGAAGAAAATCGTGTTGTTCAATTAAAAGAAGATGGAAAAAATATGACTTGGGAAGAGTATAAGCTAAATAAATCTAGATAAATAGATTGGATTATATAAAATGATGTATATAAATTCAAAGTGATATAAAGATAAAATAATATATTTTATAGACCCGTACTCGTAAGAAAGAATCATGGTAAAAAGTTTCAACGAAAAGTTTACAGTAAATCAGGAAATAAGTTATAATGACCATTTTGACACATTTTCATTTCCATTAAGTGATTTCCAAAAACATTCTATTAAAGCAATCGTAGATGGAGATCATTCGTTGGTTTGCTGTTCAACTGGTAATGGTAAAACCGTTCCAGCTATCTTTGCCATACAATATTTCATTAATCAAGGAAAACGTGTCATTTATACGGTACCAATAAGAAGTTTGGGAAATCAAAAATTCTATGATCTTTCCAAGCAATTTCCTGATATTACTTTCGGTTTATTGACAGGAGAAGTAAAGACCTTTCCGAACGCTCAAGTACTTATCATGACTCAGGAAATATTGATGAACTATTTATTCGTATTGAATAATGAAAATAAAGACCAGAAATTACAATTTCAAATTGATATTCAAAATGATTTAGCCGCTGTTATTGTGGATGAGTGTCATTTTATTATGGATGAAAATAGGGGTCATGCCTGGGAGTCTACTTTTTTAATGTTACCGAGTCATATTCAATTGATAATGCTTTCAGCAACATTAGATAATCCTTTGAAATTGGCATCTTGGATAGAAAATCGTTATAAAGATGATAAAAAGGAAGTGATTATTTCATCGACAGATAAACGTATAGTTCCCCTTATTCATCATGCCTATTTAACAACGGTCGAATCCATTTTTAAGAAAGTGAAAGATAAAACGACCCAACAACAGATTAGACAATCAACAAATAAATTATTGGAACTAAAGACTGAAAATGGTTGTTTTCAAGAATCCACCTTTCAAGAAGTAAAAAGAATCAAGACTCTTTTCGAAAATAACCAGGTCTATTTAAAACGTTCCCATGTTTTAAATAATTTGGCAAAATTATTATGTGACCAAGAACTTCTTCCCGCTATTTTCTATAATTTTAGTCGTAAAAATGTAGAAATTTGTGCCAATGAAATAACAACAAATGTTTTAGAATTTGATTCTAAAATTCCATACACTATTAGAAATGAAATTGAACAAATTGTTCGAAAACTTCCTAATTGTAAAGAATATATGAATTTACCCGAATATGAACGACTGGTATCATTAATGGAAAAAGGAATTGGATTTCATCATAGTGGTATGATTCCTGTTCTCAAAGAAGTCGTCGAATTATTTATTTCAAAAGGATATATAAAAATACTTTTTTGTACGGATTCATTTTCAGTTGGATTAAATTGTCCTATTAAAACCACCGTTTTTACAGGTATCACTAAATTTGATGGTATAAATAATCAATATTTAGAACCTCATTTATATACACAATGTAGTGGTCGTGCCGGTAGACGTGGAATTGATGTCATCGGACACGTGGTTCATTGTAATAATATATTTGAACTTCCCGACTTGACATCTTATAAAAAAATACTATGCGGTAAACCTCAGAAATTAGAATCAAAATTTCAAATATCTTACAACATTATTTTAAATATCATAAAAAATGCGGGTGGAACTGGTAATTATGATTTATTTTATGAATTTATTAAAAAGAGTATGATTTATAATGAAATAGAATCCTCGATTTCAGAATGTCAAAAAGAATTAGATGAATTAGAAAAAGAGATGAAAACTAAAACGACCGCTATGCAGTACTTGAGAACCCCAATAACTATAATAGAAAAATATGAAGAATTGCAGGGTCAAGAGAATTCTAATCGGAATAAGAAACGCAAGGAAGTTGAAAAACTAATGACGGCAATTTTAGATGATAATAAACATTTTCTTAGTGATTTTGAATCTTATAGAAATTATCTAAATTTTAAAAACAATATCATTATGAAAAATAAGGAATTATATGATATCAAAAATTATATTGAGAATAAGATATTGGATATATGTCAACTATTGGTGAAAAATGATTTTTTGTTACTCGATGATATGAGTTACACTTTTACACAAAAAGGAAGAATTGCTTCTCAATTAGCTGAAATACCTCCTTTGATTTTTTCGGGATTTTTATCTGATTTAAACCAATTTCAAACGAAGGAAATTATTGGAATATTAAGTTGTTTCACTGATATTCGTGTAAATGAAGAATTCAAAATTATTAATTGTAAAAACTGTCCGATGAAAACGTTTCTCGATAATGTCAATGAATCTTTCTTCAGATATCATGACTATGGTTTAGATCTTGATTCTAACTCTATCGTATATGATCTTATAGACGACGTTGAAAATTGGTGTGATTCTGTAGATGAGAAAGACTGTCAATTTATCATACAAAATTCAATTAGATCAAAAGGAATCTCTGTCGGAGATTTTTCAAAGGCGGTTTTGAAAATATCGGTCATAAGTAAAGAATTGATCAATGTTTGTGAAAATGAAGGTTTTATTGAATTACAACATAAATTGTCACAAATAGATGAGAAAATATTGAAATATGTTTGCTCAAATCAAAGTCTTTACATTTAATGTCTTCTCTCCCTTCGGGACCACGCTTCGTAGAGTAGAGCTTGATCAATTATTTATTAGGAAATCTATAAAATCATTGTCATCCATATTATCCGAGTAAAAAGAATCACAATTGGACATATTAATCATATTATTTATAGGGTCGTAAACATTTTTATCAATTTTTTTTTGACAATTTTCTTCTATGATTTCACTTTCTTCATTATCATCGATTTCTATTATGATTTCGTTGCCCTTTGCTAATTTGATTTGAATCTTTTTTTCTTTTGGTATCTTAATCTTTTTTTCTTTCGGTATCTTAATCTTTTTTTCTTTTGGTATTTTAATCTTTTTTTCTTTTGGTATTTTAATCTTTTTTTCTTTTGGTATTTTAATCTTTTTTTCTTTTGGTATTTTAATCTTTTTTTCTTTTGGTATTTTGATCTTTTTTTCCTTGACAATTTTTATTTTATTTTCTATCATTATTTTGAAGTATATGTTGAGAGATTATATTTGATTTTTAATGATTCATCGGGATAAAATATAAAGAAATTAAAAGAATTTTTTTCTAAATTTAAAAAAATTTAGAAGAAATTTTAAAAAATTAAAAAAAATTTAAAAAAAATTAAAAAAAATTAAAAAAAATTTAAAAAAAAGTTGAA